AGCAGAACTCAGCAGCGATGGTTGAGCAGCTGGCAACCATGAGCCAGCAGCGTCAGAAGATCATTGCTCGTAACTTTGCAAACTCATTCTTAAAACCTCTGTACCAAATGATTTACCAGCTGGTCGTCGAGAATGAGCAAGAAGTTAAGATCTTCGAAGTCGCTGGAGACTACGTACCAATACTACCGAGCGACTGGGGTTCTAAGCGAGACGTAACTGTAGAGCTGCATCTAGGCTACGGTGAGCAAGAACAAGAGGCACAGAAGTACCTCGCGCTCCACACATTGATGGCTAATGATCCTACACTCTCTAGGATGTACCAAGCTCCAAACCAGTACAGGCTGATGAGCCATGTGATGGAGCAGAACGGCATCAAGAACGTACAGGACTATCTGACAGATCCTCAGCAGCTGCCAGAAGAGCAGCCAGATCCGTCTGCACAGATGGCAATGCAGATGCAACAGAAACAGATTGAGATCCAAGAAAGACAAACTGCTGTCGCTGAGATGAAAGCTCAGATGGATGCTCAAATAGCTCAGATGAAATTACAGCTCGAGCAAATGAAAGCACAACAAAGTTTCGCAATTCAGTCCGACAATATGGATCTGAAAGAAGCGCAGCTTGAGCATAAGCAGATGGTCGATAAGGCCGAGCTAGAGATTGCGAGAACTGCTGACGACGTCAGAGCTATCGCTTCACCAACTGGGTAACCAGTTTCCAACAAAAGGAGTTTCTAATGCCATACGGTAAAGGAACATATGGGTCTAAAAAAGGCCGTCCACCTAAGAAGTAATAATTAAAAGGAGAGCATAACAAATGGAAGACAATCAGGAACAACTAATTAAAACCGGAGACGACTGTGAGGCACTTCTCAAGTCAGATCCATTTAACCGTGTGATTAATGGTCTTGTCGAAGCTTCATTCCAAAAGTTTACAAATAGTAAACCTGAGGATCAGAAAGACCGTGAGGTCACTTATTACCACTATCGAGCCTTAGTAGACGTGGTGAATACATTGAAGCAGCAAGTAGCTGTCAGAGATGAAATCATTGCCAAAGAGCAAGGCGACAACAGCCAAGAGGAGCAGTAGGACTATGTCAGACGTCCAAGATAATGCCACTCAACCCAAGGTGTACCATGATGTCATGGACGCCTCTGATGCCATTCTAGAACGCTGGAAAGACGCTGAAGAGCCATCTGAAAGTGAAGAACTAGAGGCGACTGATGAAACCCCCGAAGAAGAGACTATGGAGGATGAGTCAGATACAACTGAAGATGAACAAGAGTATGAAGAAGTAGAAGAGGATGACGAAGACCCTGTATCAGATGAAGCAGCTGAAGAAGCGGATGAACCAGAGACAGATGAAGAAGATGATGCGACGGAAGTTACATTGTCTGAAGATGCTCTGGTCGAAGTCCAAGTCGACGGTGAAACACAACAGGTATCTCTGAAATCTCTTAAGCGACTACATGGTCAAGAAGCATCTTTAACACGTAAGTCTCAAGAAGTTGCTGCCAGACGTAAAGAAGCCGAAGAGGCTTTGGGTAAGGCAGACATTAGCTATCGAAAGTTACTTGAACGAGCTGAGAGCCGTTTGAAGCCTTATGCCGAGGTAGACATGCTTGTCGCTAGTCGACAGATGTCATCCGAGGATTTTGCTGCATTTCGGAAGGAAGCTAAAGCAGCTGAGGATGATCTAAAGTTTCTAAAAGAGGAAGCTGACGCATTTTATAAAGAGGCCAATGCACAACGCCAAGAGCAAGTGCAGAAAGCCGCGACCGAGTGTGTCAAGGTACTCGAGCAAAACCTAGAGGGCTGGAACAACGAATTGTACAACGACATTCGTTCTTATGCAGTCTCCCAAGGTTTACCTCAGGAACAAGTCGATCAATATGTTGACCCTAATGTCATCATGATCCTCAACAAAGCTAGGCTGTATGATCAAACAAAGGCCAGCGCCAACATTAAGAAAGCGAAGGCCAAAGTGATCAAAACAAAGAACAGCTCGACTAGAGTACTGAAGACAAAGAAAGCACCAGCCAACGACACCGATCTAAAGATCCAGCGTCAGCGGAAGGCTGCTAAGAAGCTTCGGTCAAATGCTAGCCGTACAGGTGACCTCGAGGATATAGCTGATGCCTTACTATCGAGATGGGAGCAGTAAAGTTCAACCATTTTAACAGAAGGTAAAAACCAAAATGGCAACATACACGACATACGACCAAGTCGGTAAAAAAGAAGATGTCTCGGACATTAAGTGATGGTGTCCTTTCAGCGTAAGCTGTCAAAACAAACTGTGTGAACTCAGGGAACATCCTAAGGGACAATCCTGAGCCAAGCCTCGAGAGATCGAGGAAGGTGCAACGACCATCCAGAAATGGAGTAGGGCTAAGTAGTCCGAAGCGCACAGCCCCTGACAACAGGGTGATAATATGGTCTGAACTATATGGCATAACATATAGCAGTCGAAAGACGGTCTAAGATTAACGACCTTAGATGAACATTTGTATCACAGACATTACACCAACCGATACACCCTTCTTCAGCATGATAAGATCTGAGAAGGTTTCAGCTCGAACCTTTAGTTGGCTCGAGGACTCACTTGCAGCAGCGGCAAATAATGCGGCTGTGGAAGGAGCGGACGCAAGTATGGCAACTCTTACAGATGCCACAGAGCGTACAAACAACACGCAGATCCTCACAAAAGCGTTCCAAGTTTCCGCAACTAGTGACGCCATAGCTACTTATGGCCGCGCGAAGGAGACCGCATATCAACTTGGTAAGGCGTTAAAGGAAATTAAGCGCGATTTAGAACGTGCTTACGTGGGCGTGGACAATGCCGCTGTAACAGGCGACTCATCTACCGCTCGGGAAATGGCGTCTGCTACTCAGCAGATTTCAACTTCCGTAGACGCTGGTGCTAACGCTACTGACGCACTAACAGAAGCCAAGCTACTTGAGCTAGGCGAAGACTGCTTCAACAATGGTTCTGATCCATCAGTATTCATGATCAAACCAGCTGATGCACAAATCGTCGCTGGCTTTGCAGCTTCATCCGGACGAAACAGAGAGTTCGCACAAGGCCGTACATTGGTCAACGTGATCGATCTTTTCGTGTCTCCATATGGAGAATATAAGGTAGTCTTAAACAGACACCAATTAACCACACACGGATTTCTGATCGACCCAGCAATGTGGCGCTCAAGTGTATTGAGACCTTTCTCACGTACACTCCTAAGTTCCGCTGGTGACTCAGAGAAGCACTTTGTGGTCGGTGAATACTCACTGAAACACATGAACTTTGCAGCAGACGGTATGATCACCGGACTGTCATAAGTTCTTAAACTATTGAAGGCCACCTGACCTCACCCTAGGTTTTTGCTCTCCTTACCTAGGCGTCGGGTGGTCTTCTTTTTTACTTCCAAAAGGAGACACAATGTCTATCAACAAAATTAAGGGCATCAATCTACTCGGTGTCGACACTCAGTATTTACAGACTGGGGATGATGTCTATCGAAAGCATACTCAGGACATCTCACAAGCATTCTTAGACGATCTGAAGGACAGCCGTAACGCATCAAAAGACCAGAACGAAGGTGAGTTCATGCGTGTGGCGTCTATCCCAGTAGCAGTAGCAGAACAGTGGCAGCGTGAAGGCTTCGACATCTACGAAGCTACCGGACAGGAGATCGTAAAGCGTCTTAAGGATCAAAACCTAGATGCATTCCTAGCAACCGATAAGAGGATCTAAAGATGGCAACACCACGCAAAGGTAAAGCTCGAGTCAAAGTCACTAGCACTGGACGTAAGGTTAGCTACGGACAAGCTGGGATGGCTAAAGATGGTAAGCCTCGAGTCCGAGCTGGTACCAAGAAAGGCGACGCCTATTGCGCCAGATCAGCTGCACAGAAGAAGAAGTTCCCTAAGGCAGCTGCTGATCCTAACAGCCCATTAAATCTATCACGTAAACGCTGGAGATGCTCTGGCTCGAAATCAAGAAGGACTGCTTAAATGGCAAGAGGTGTGAAACACTATTTAAGAAACGGCACTGAGCATAAAGGCTCTATGCATAAAATGGCAAACGGTATGCTGCATACTGGAGCGAGACATACGGCAACTAGCAAGCCTTTATTCCACCTAAATCAACTTAGCCCAACTGCAAAAAAGAAAGCAATGAAAGGAAGCAAATAGATGGCGAAGCAAAAAGGTTTATACGCAAACATCCATGCAAAACGTAAAAGAATAAAAGCTGGCTCTGGTGAAAAGATGCGCTCACCAAAAAGCAAGGGTGCCCCGACCGCTAAGGCTTTCCGTGATAGCAAGAAGACTGCCAAGAAGAGGTAAACATCATGAATAAAGGTGAACTCCGAACCCACTTTAAGAACTTACTGAACCGCAGTGATTGCAGTGATGCCTTGGCTGACACCTTTATCTCACAAAGTATCACACGGATGGAACGTAACCTACGTATACCACCGATGGAAAAGACAATAACTTACACCATCACAAGTAATACTACTGAGCTAACGATACCTAATGACTTCCTCGAGATTACTGGTATCTACCACGGTACTACCAACATGGTCAGGGTGTCGTTAGCTAAATTTATCGAGCTGACACAAGGTGGCGAGACAGGTACTCCAAAGTACTTCTGTAGACAGGCAGATAAGTTTACTATCTATCCGTACCCGACCAGCGGTACTGTAACGATGAATTACTATGCTACTTTTCCTACGTTAGCTACAGACAGTGACTCAAACGATCTCACATTGATTGCATCTGACATGATTGCCTATGGAGCATTGTCTTATGCGTCAGACTACTTTCTCGATGAGCGTGGTACTTTGTTCGAGGGTAAATTCCAACAAGGTGTAACTGAGATACAGATGCAAGCTAACGACGCAGAGACGTCAGGCACCGTTCAGGTCATGCAGCCCCATTCAGTTTACTAAGATTTCTAGGAGTGCCTATCAATGGCTACATCGTTTTACTCCGGTTCCGGTCTAACTAACGCAGAACAGGACAGCATAGAGAGTTCTCTTGCAGCAGCCGAAGCAGCTAAGGTAGCAGCCGAAGCAGCTCAGGCAGCAGCGGAAACAGCGGAGACTAATTCTGAGACTGCGAAGGCAAATAGTGAAAGTGCTAAGGTAGCAGCCCAAGCAGCTCAGACCAGTGCGGAGACAGCCGAGACTAATGCATTAGCTAGTTCTGCTTCTGCATCTACATCGGCTACCCAGAGTGCCGCCTCAGCTACTTCTTCGGCCTCTAGCGCCGCCTCAGCATCTTCAGCTCAGACTGCTAGCGAAACTGCCCAAGCAGCAGCTGAAGCTGCCCTAGATAGTTTCGATGACACATACTTAGGTGCAAAGACATCAGATCCAGCTTTGGACAACGATGGGAATGCTTTGATTGATGGCGCACTGTATTTTAATACAACAGATAACGTCGTAAAAGTTTATGACTTAGGTAACACAAGCTGGACTGTTGTTACTCTAAGTTCAACTGATAGTACAAACCTAGCAACGGTGTCTGGGCAGATTACACCGACAAACAATCTGGCTACTGTAGCTGGAGATAGTGCAAACATTGGAACAGTCGCTTCTAACATTTCTGGAGTTAACAGTTTTGCTGAACGTTACCGAGTAGGGGCAACAAACCCAACAACAAGCCTCGACGCTGGTGACCTGTTCTTCAATACTACTGATGATGAGCTTAAAGTTTACGATGGATCTAGCTGGACTACAGGAGCTACTACTGGAAACGCAACGCAGTCCACAGATGGCACTATGTCCGCAGCCGACAAGACTAAACTTGACGGAATAGAGACAGCAGCCGACGTGACAGATACAACCAATGTCGTCGCAGCTCTAACAGCCGGTGATAACATCACGATTGCAGCTGACGGTACTGTAGCCGCAAGCGGTGGTGAGATCACTGTGCAAGACGAAGGAGTTGACCTATCAACCGCTGCAACCACACTGAACTTCACTGGTACAGGGGTGACTGCAACCGGTACTGGTGCGGCAAAGACCATCGACATCGCTTACAGTGATGCTACGACTTCAGCAGCTGGTCTGATGTCATCTACAGACAAAACTAAGTTAGACGGTATCGAAGCGTCAGCCGATGTGACAGATACTACTAACGTGGTTGGCGCACTGACTGCAGGAACAAATATCACTATTGCAGCCGATGGTACTATTTCTGCTTCTGGTGGATCTGATGCTGATACCCTTGATGGATTAGATAGCACACAGTTTCTCAGAAGTGATGCTTCTGATACACTTTCTGGTACATTAGATATTGAAGCAGCCCACAGTCAATTAACTCTAACAGACACCGATGATAGTAAGTTTGTTCTATTCAGCTATTCTGGCGGTGATCTCATATTGAGGAATAACAGCACAACTACAACAGAGGATGCATTTACATTTACAGAAGAGGGAACTCTTGGAATAGGAACAGTTTCTCCTAATAACGGCATCGGACTTCATATAGTCAGCTCTTCAGATGAAAAAATCCTTATGTCTGGTACATTTAATCCTTTCTTACAGTTTGCAGAGGGTACGACTGACAAGTGCCGTGTCGGATGGGATTCTGACGGCTTTATGCAGTTCATGAACTTAGAAGGTGGAGACTTTAGATTCTACAGTTCATCTAACTCGCCTGATCTTGTCTTTACAAGAGGAGATACGAGTACAAACAGTGGAGATGATATAGGGTCTCTTAACTTTGGACACATAGACGGCACTCCAGATTATCATGTGCAAACAATCGAGCAGCATCCTGTACGCATTCTTGCAGAGATGGCAGAGACAGCAGGTAGTGGAGATGATGGTGCTAGGTTAAAGTTCTTCACTAAACCAATTAACGGTAACAAGGATACTAACTCTACTGAGAGGCTCAGGATCGATCACGATGGTCATGTCTATGCCTACGGTGATATGACTGTCAGTGGTACACTAAATGCAACTGTCTCTATACCCTCAACTCTGAACGCTACAACATTTAACGGTGACGTGACTGTCGGCACTACTTCAGCAGATCATCAGCTAAAACTTTATAAAGCCGATAACAACGTAAGTGATCACCTACAATTCTATGTAGGATCTACCCGAATAGGT